GCAATCAGTTCATTGACTGCTTTTCTGTATTCACGTTCCCCTTCAATACCTATGCGGGGGCCAATATTTACTGCCATACCATCACCTTAACTTCAAAAACTCATCCAATGAGATTGTTTTCTTGTCCCTCTTCTGCACGGCCTGGCCTTCGTAGATGGCAGAGCAGTCAAGCAGGTCTAGGAATTCCCCATACCGTGTGTTCAGCGTTTCCGCTCTGCTCATCCCCAATTTCAGGCCATAAAAAATGAACCATGACCGGTTCATTGCAATGCTTATGCTACGCCTTTGTCTTTTTTTTCCTTAGCTTCAACTGTGCGCTTAAGGCCTTCGTCTTCGGCCTTCTGCATTTCATCGCGGAGTTCTATCATGACGTACAAAGGGCAGGCTCTCAGTTCTTCAACCGTAAGCCCACCCTCTGTGATACCACGCGATTCGTTATATGCGCGGTTCATCATAACTGCTTTCTTTACTTCTGCCGATGCGGCTGACACATCAGGGTTTGCGGCAACATAATCGCTGATATCGCAATAGGCCCCGACCGTGTACAAAAACCCAACTTCTCTTCCATTAATCTTCATGGCTTATGCTCCCTTCTCAGGTGATGCTAAAGAATGTCTTAATCACAGCTTCAGCGGCTGCTTCGGTTTCCAGCTCGCCGCCAACATACTTCCAGTTGCGGTTTGCGTCTTCCGCTCTCTTGATGGTGGCGGTCAGATCCTGTGTCTGCCAGTCAATATTTTCTTCCTGTGTGGCTGCGCTGGTTTCGATCAGCTCGAAAGCAGTCCTCGGGAAAATGACGGGTGTGTAGGTGACAACGCCGCCGCTCTGATATCTGGCGATGAAACCAACGCCAACGTCCGGGATAGCCATGTCATCGCCGTAAGCGGTCAGGCCATTTTCGGCTGCTGCCGGAAGGCCCATGATCAGCCTTTCAGCAGCAACCAGAAGGCCGTCAACGGTCAGGTTGATGGAACCGCCCGTGAAGGTTCCGGCTTCGCTCTCAGCAACAACGTTATCCGCGTAAAAGTTGTTATCATCAGACGTTTCCGGCGTAGCGGTCACGTTTACACCGCGTGCCAGAAGCTGACCGGCGGTGTATGTGATGGTGCCGTTAGATGCGGCGTACTTTGCAACATAGGGTTTCGAAAAACCGGTACAAACTTTTCCTGCTGCCATTTGTATATGCTCCTTTCAAAAAACAAAGGCACCTGTTACAGTGCCTTTTCCAATGCTTTATCAAATCTTTCTTTTATTGCCTGTTCAGCATCTGCGCGTTTTGCGTTGACGGCGTTGTCAACGAATGGAATTTTGATACGGAAGGATGTTCCGGCGTTCACTGACCTGGCTATCACTGCGTTTGGCTGACCGTTGGGGTAATTCTTCGTTTTGACACCGTTGTATCCGTCAAAGCCAAGCTTGACGTGGATAAAACCTTCATCATCCTGAAGCGGTGCGATACCAAAGCTTTCAAGCAGGCCGTCTTTCTGCGGCTGTGAGATGCCGTGAAGCATTTCACCCTGTTTCACCCTTCTGTTGTCAACCGGAATGGCTTCGATGTTCGCCCTGACGGCATCGGCTACAATTCCGGCGCCCTCATAGATCGCTTCGCCGATGCATTCACGGCTGACTTCCTGCAACTTCGACAGCTGCATTTCGTATTCTTCAAGACCCACCCATTTCATTTTCGCCATTAAAGGTCACCCCCCATGACCATGTGTAATGGATTAATCCAGTGCCACTCTCGTACTGGACGGTATCCAAGCGCCAAGTCAAGCCAAGAGTCCTGAAAGTTGTTTGCACGTCATCCAACAGGGAATCAAACTCGGCCTTTGTGAAACAGTCCAATGTGCCAATCAGGCGCTGTTCGCCCTTCTGGTTGTCACTATTAAAAGAACCGGATTCGCCGCTCTCCTGCCAGATCAGACAGGGAAAGTGGTTAACCGGTCTGTAATAATGATAACAATAGGTTGTCAGCTGGGCGAAGGCCAACCCGATCTGTCTAAGCTTCGATTGCAACATCGTAAAAATCCTCTAATCTGACCAAAGTAAGGTCTATTGCATCCTGATCATGAATAGGTTCAGCAATATCAATGCGGTACTGTGTGCCGTCCTCGTCAATCGCATACCGGACGTTTTCCGGCAGGGTCAGAAGCGTATTCCAGCACCGCACAACCGCTGTATAGTCCCGGTTGGCTCCCAGTGCGGCATATCGCCTTGTCACGCCGGTGGTCACCCGGGAAAAAAAGAATTCGCAGCTGTAAACAAGCTTTTCGGAAGGCATAAAGCCCGGTGTTGCCACGTCTTTCAGAGAATACAGTTTGATGATGCCCCCATCACGCATCGGAACCACCCCAATCTGTATATGTCGATGACATCAAAAGCTGTGCTTTCTGCTCATCGTATGACGCCTTCAGACGTGCGTACTGATCACCGGACAGCATGACATAACCGAAATTCAGCTTGCAGAAGGTGATCACCGCGCGTTCCACAAGCGGCAATGTGTCGGTTTCCGTCAGCACTGCCGATTTGATATCGGTTATTCCCATATCGGCGAACGCCGCTGCAATCAGATCTGTCAGTTCCGTGTCATATGCTTCAGACGTGACACGGCACGCCAGTTTGACTTTATCCAGTAATGCCATGCTCATGCCCCCTTTATTTCTTTGCCGTCTTCTTCGGTTCCGGCTTTGCCGCTTTTACTTCCTTCGCGGAACCGATGGAAATCAGGTACACTGCAGCTTCCGGTGAAACCTCTACGATCTCACCGGCCTTGCAGGTTACCCGTGCATCGCGTAAAAGTTCAACCTTCATCAGGCCTTGTTAATCTTTACAAGTCTGCCCGGTGCGGTCACGCCATGAGCGGCATACTGGCGGCCTACGATCTTGACCAGATCCTGTTCAGCAAGGCTCAGGTCATCGTATTTCAGGACAATTCCGTCACCTTCCGGGAAGTTGTACTGCAAAGCAGACAGGTCACCAACGATAGCGTAGGTTTCACCGGTGGTGGCTGCGCTGTATGCTTTCAGCGCGGATGTATACACGCGCGGAAGGCCTGCGAACGGGTCAATGTTGAAACTGCCGGCTGCCTGGACAGCGAGGAATTCGACCTCGGTCAGTCTGTTCATGATAACAACAACGTTGGTCGCTTCATCGCTCAGGTTGGCTGCAGCTGTCGGCACAACCGTCACGGACGGAGCGCCGGAAACAACCGGAACACCGATGGCAGCAGCGCCATGTGTGGCAGGTGCGGCAACGATGTCAGCAATACCTTCAGCGGCGGCTTTGCGTACAATCTGATAGGTGATTTCATCGTATACATATCTCAGGAAAGCTTCGCCGCCCATTGCCAGAGCTTCATCAGTAATGGTGATCCATTTCTTGATGTTCTCCGGGATCAGCTCGACCATTCCAAGGGTCAGTGTTTCTTCGTCCGGCGCGTCAGTGCCTTCCTGATGGATCACAGCCGGATCAGCAGACCGTTCAAATGCGACTTTCAGATTGCCACGAACGAAGGTTCTGTGAACTCTGGACATGATGGGATCATTTTCCCATGCCGTCTTGATGCCAGCTTCGATGAATGTCGGCACCGGAACCTTGCCGGAACCCGTCACAGATGCCGGTGCATTCTCGGAAATGATGGAACGGCATTCATCATCGCGTCCTGTTTTGATATAATTTGCAAATGCGTCAATGTACTCTTTAGACGCTCTTACCTCGTCAATGCTCATTCCCTTTTCCTCTTCCGGCTCGTTGAACTGCCGAATAACAGTTCCGTTGCCAGCCGCAACAGTTTCCCTGATCTTCTGTTTCTTTGCTTCCGCATTTTTCCGGCTTTCAAGTTCAGCCTTAATCCCACGCACTTCATTCTCCAGTGCTTCAAGGTCTGCGCCGTCTTTTTCCAGCTCTGCCGGAATTTCTGCCAGTCTCTTTTCAAGATCGGCTGTGGTCATTGTTGAAAAATTCATATTCAAACCTCCAATAACAATTTGATTTTGCGTTTATGGGTTTCACGCTTCTGGAACTCCTCCATAATTTCCGCGACAACTCCCTCGCCGAAATTTCGCGCTGATATAGAAGTAGCGTCATTCGCCGGAAGGCTTACGGCGCTAACATCATACAATTTTGTTATTTTGGTGATGGTACGAAGAACGGTTGTAACTCGCGTTCCGGTTTCTTCGTTCCGTTCCGTTTTTTCCTCTCGCTTATCCTGACCAACCCTGAAGCCGAAGGACATTTTTGTTGTATAACCGCCTTCGATTTCCTCATACAGCTGTCTTCCGATTTCGGTGCCGCCCAGATCCGCACGCATGTGCAAACCGTGCCCGTCTGTGCTGAGCTCAAGGGTTTTGTTGGAAAGTCTTGCAAACACACGGCCCTGATGGTTGTACTGCATGATCACGTCCGACATATCCGCGTCATCAAAAGCGTGTACGTCTATCTGTTCAGTGACAATATAGACATTCCCATCATAGGCCCACCGATACAGTTCATAAGGCTGGTTAAATGTGGCTGCGTACCCGGATACAATCCGTTCCTTATCCCCTTCGGCCCGGCGCTCGAATGTTGACAGGTCTATGTCCCGGTACTGCCTTCCCTCGTTCATTTTGCTGTCAATATCTTTTGGCATATTACTCATTGCCGTCACCCCCTGCAATTCTGTCATCTGTGCTATAGTATTCGCCCCGGATCACCCGGACGTCACCGCCTTCAACCGGCGGCAAATTCCATATCTCGCGGACGTCATTGATGCTCATGATTCCCCGATCCAGCATCTGGCTGCTGACGTTCAGCTTCTCAGCGTTGGAAAGGTACTGCAACCGGTTCGCCGATGCCATGACCTTGTTGCCCTGGCTCTGCTCTCTGAGCGTAAACAGCATCTTAGTCATGACCTCTGAAAACTGGATTGCAAACGGCTCCACGGCACCCTCGTAGAAGGCGCTCCACGCATCGCCGAAAGCTTTGTTCGTCAGCACGTCCTCATTGACGCCGAAATACTCATAGACATTATCCCGGATGACCTTCATCTGCTCAGCATCGATCATCCACGGTTTGACCTCGATCTGCTTCAGATCGGTGTACGTGTTCGGGAACAGAAGCAGGCCGCCGCCTTTGGCATCCCGGCTGAAGTTTTCCTCGGTGAAGCGCTTGCGCTCTTTGGCAAGATCCTCAGCTTTGCTGAAGTTGTTTACCCTCGCCATGAAACGATAGCTTGCGGCGCTTTCCACGCCTTCTTTGATACCCTGGTTCTGAATGTGGATCAGATCCATTGTCGGCAACAATGCTTTGTTGCTCTCGCCGAAGAAATCATTCTTATACTGGTATTTCGTCATGATACCGCAATAGGCCAGTTCAACCGCCGCTTTTGCGTTCCAGCTGAATTCATACCGCAGGTATGGCACGCCGTCATACTGGACAATCTCGCACCGTTCCGGCAGAGGAACAAAGATACCGGATATTTCGCCGTAATCGTCATAAACCGGAACAATGAAAGCCGTGTTGTGAACGTCCAGTATGGTGCTCAGCCGATACATGAACTGTGCCCATGTCTGGAACTGATTCGGGCCGTGCTTCAGCTTGTTCTGCAGGGCAGGCCGTGCGGCTCCCATAACCTCAACCTTAAGTTTTGATATGTGCGTGGCTCTGGCGCCGATTGCCGCCCTGACCAGCTCGCTCTGGTAAACGTCCGAACCGAACTTTGTAAACCTCGGTTTATCTCCGTTCAGCATTGCGAATGATGTATAGTCACCTCTTGGCTTCGGCCTGTTCTTCAAAAAGATGTCCAAAAGACCCATGTTTCTATCCCTCGTTTCTCAGTTGTTCGCCAATCTCGCTGTACCATTTCTGTCTGACACACATGGCATCCAGCAGGGCGGCTGTGCCGTCTATATGCAGTGACGGATTAAGCTTGATCAGCTTGCCGCGTCCGCGCTCAACTGACATCTTTATGGCCGAATTGAGCAGATGCATTTTCAGCAGATCATTGTCCCCAATGTGTATCTTTTTATCTTCAAGCAGGCCCTGCGTTTCCTGGATGACGCCATGCAGGTTTTCGCCCTGGAAAACATCGTCCATGTGAAAGCCGTACTGCTCCAAGTCCTTAACAAGGTACTGGGCGCTGTATCTGTCATAGCCTACCTGCAGCGGAAAGATCTGGTATTTTTCGACCAGCTCCACGAACCAGTTATAACAATCATGGTAATCCACAAAATTGTCACCGGAAGGTTGCAGCAGGCCGCGCTGGATATAAATGTTATACGGCACGCCATCGCGCTGTGTGGCTTCGTCTATCCTCTCCGCAGGCAGGAAGAACTTGGCGAACACGTACAGTTCCCCGGCCTTCTCGATCACGGCACAGCAGGCCGTCAGATCTCGTGTCTGTGAAAGGTCAATGCCGCCGACACAGTAGCTGTTGCGGAAGTCTTCAAGGCGCAGGGCCGCGCCGGATGCCTGTTCCACCAGCTGGGCAGACAGCCAAGCCTGTGACGAATTCTGCTTAATATTGCAATACTTCGTCATGAACTCGGCCTTCTTGGACAGGCTCCCTTCTGCAACGGCAATCTCTTCCAGCAGGTAATCGACCGACACCGAAACACCTAAATTCGGGTTGCTCTTGTGGAGCTCGCTGATGTCGTTCCACTTTTCGATATCATCTATCATGTACAGAAACGGCAACAATCTCTGTTCCTTGCTTTCGCCCATCAGGAACCGCGTTGACCGTTTCATCAGTTCATCAAAAATGCTGTCATTCACATAGCCGGACGTAGTGCACGAAAGCAAAAGGCCGTTCGCCCTGGCGCCCATTCCCGACTTCATGACTTCATACTGTTTAAGGCCCTTGTCACCTTCCCACGCGGCTATCTCATCGCATATGCACAGAGAAGGGTTGAACCCGTCAGACTTCTTCGCCGAAAAAGCAATCTTCTTCACGGTGCTGTTGGTGCCGGGTATATATAAATCCGTCATCCTGTGCCGGGCCAGTTCGGGATCATCGCCGTACTGCCGGGCCTTCTTTGCCGCTTCCAGATCCGCTTTCCGCTTCTGCCATTCCGGGTCTAACTGCGTCATTGCCCAAATAGCGTTGTAGACTATATCTGCCTGGTCTAATTTCGGTGCAAGGTTGTAAACCCTCGCGCCAAAGCCGCCGTCAATCATCCAGTCATATTTGCCCATGCCTGCAGCCATCAAAGATTTGCCGTTTTTCCTGGCAATCAGCAAAAGCACTTCCCGGAATTGTCTGTGCCCCTTTTCATCAAGCAGGCCGTACACGCAGGACAGGAACGCTTTCTGCCACAGCTCCATTTTGAGCGGCCCCGGTGCCAGATCACCTTCAACGTGGAAAGTGTGAGTCTCAAACCAGTCAATCGCATTGTTCGCCCTGCGCTGGTCAAAGAAAAACCGTTTTTCTTCAATGCCGGTGACGATATACTCATATAAAAGCCGGATCCACCGGCCCACAAGGACCGAACCGTCTTTAATTTTCTGATAATATGCGTATATGTTGTTATTGTTCGTCATATCCACGCAATATGCCTTATTTTTGCGCTATATCTTTTTTCTGAC